CAGGATGTAGTCGATATGGTTAATGACCCATCGCACTATAAGTCTGGTGGCATCGAGGCCATCGAAGGTATCGAAGCGTCGATGGGTCCAGAGGCATATGCTGGCTACCTCAAAGGCAATATCATGAAATATATGTGGCGCTATGAGAGAAAAGGGAAGCCGATTGAGGACTTGAAGAAGGCCCGATGGTATCTTGATCGGCTTATAGGTTTACGCGAACGTAAAGTAGACTAAGGGGGCTTCGGTCCCCTTTTTTTAAATCCGTGCACGGTTTGAGAGGGTCCGTGCATGGTTGGTGCACGGTTTAGGGCCGGATAAAATGGCTGAAATCTAAGGATGTGCCGGAAGTGCACGGTTTAAAAAAGTTAATTGGCTCTAATATAAGTAACAGTGTTGAATGTGGTCAAATAGCAATGTTACTTATTAATGGGGACTAATACGCCGACAAACCGTGCACTTCCGGCCGGATGGCGGAAATGCGTGCTTAAACCTGGCCCTAAACCTGGCCCGAACCATGCACGGATTTTCCAAACCGTGCACGGATGGCAGTTTTCCGTTAATCGTCGTCAAAAACACCCGGCAAGTCGTCCGCATCGAGATTATGAGAGCCGACTTGCTTGGGTGGTGTGATGTCGATGATGGTGGCGTCCTCGATCTGGTCATGAGCATCATGAGGATTTGATGACGCCAAGTTTAGCTGCTTCAGTGCATCAAGATGTAGTTGGTTCACGTTCACTTGAATTGCTGTGGCTGGCTTGGCTTGGAACCTGTCGGGGTTAGCAACGCCAGCCATCCATTTGCGCGTCTCGATCTTGAGCCGGTCAGCGTTAGCCGAGTTGTTGTCCGAGGCATCGGCAATGTCCAGACATTCATCTGCCCATTGCTCCGCCGCGATTGACCTGGCCTGCTTGAACCGCTCCTCTCGGTTCGGGTCTTTGCGTATCCAGTGGTAGAGCGATAGGTTGCTGATGTTCAGTTCACGGGCAAGGCCAGCCATTGTCAGGCCAGAGGCAATCTTCTCCAGCAATACCGTCTCACCAACCTTGTCTAAGTTGGAAGCAATCGTGCGGCGTTTAATGTGCCCTGCCATTTTCTATTTCCTTTTCCTGCTGAATATCAAGCCGTATTAAGTATACCGCCAAGACTAGGGCCGTGGCAAATGCGGTGGATGCAAAGGCCGTTTGCCATCCGCTGCCCCATAAATAGAAGGGCAACGCCACCAATGCTGCCACAAACGCCGCAGGAGCCAACATGAGAGCGAATATGTACGGCCCCGTCACCATGTACCAGAGAATCACTTTCATCGCTCCAGACCCCCTAGAAACGTCTCTAAGAGGATAGAGACTGTAGCCGGTACTGGCCGACCACCTTGCTCATAATATCTTATCGACCGTTCGCACAGCCCTATCTTATCAGCAAGCTGGCCTTGTGTCAGGTTCAGCCGGTCGCGTATTGCTTTGAATTCTTCATTCGTCATCGGCTTTGTCCTCTATTCCCATTATGGCACTATAGTCGAAACTCTCGGTGCAATCCTGTATTGATACCAACTCTTTGCCAAAGTATTCGACCTCAGCATTGTAGGTGTAGACCTTCTTTGGGACTAGCAGCCGGTTCTGCGCAAACAGAACACCCTTTTCGGTAGCCCGCCAAAGTCCGGAATGCTTCTTTGTCGTATCATCTGTAGCACGGCGCTCAACTAGTCCCCACCAACGCAAAGTCGGTAGTTGGTTAGACCTAACCAGCCAACGAGGGCCTCGCTGCGGTATGTTAATCCAATCCCCGTCAGCACTTTGATTAGCCAGCCATACCAGTGACTGCGCCATAGTCTCGTTAAGGCTGCGCGGGTAAATCTTGCCCCACCTATCGCAGCACGGGCAATACCCACCATCGCCATTAATAATCTCCCGCCATGCGGAACGAAGTGTATGTATGAATGTGCGTTCGTCTGTCATGTCTCATCCTTCAATAATTCGGGGCCGATCAAGACCACCAATCCTCTTCCATTTCTTTGCGCTCCTGCGCGGTTGTCTTTGGTGCGGTGGCCATTAGGTATGCGGTAAGCGCCAGCAGCCCTATGACTACAAAGAATAGCGGTGTGTCGTTCATGTCTCATCCTTCAATGCTGCTTCTGCGTCTTCGATTAATTCTATTGGCGGCCAGCGTAAATAGGCCACATGGTCCTTAGTTAGCACGCCAAGGGATTCCAGATATTTCATCAAGCGATAGGCTAGGGTGGCTTCGGCCCGTTCGGTGTATCGGTCGGGCAATGCGTCATCATCTAGCAGTTCGCTAATGCGGGCGAGGTGTTGTTGTGCAGTCTCGCTCATTTGCGTTGTTCCTTTTCTTTGCGCCGTTCGGCGAACGTCTTACCGTCTAGGCCGCGCAGGGGCCAAGCACTGTCGGAGGATACACGGTGGTTGCGGTTTAAGGGCGCGGCCTGTGGAATTTTAATCATGCTGCGGCCCCTATCGCTTTGACAATTGCATCGCGGACGACTTCAAACGTGCCGGGGGGATAGTCCGCACCGCTTTCGTGCATAGCCCATGCGTCCAATTCCACTAACGCAGCCAGCAAGTCAGGCGCGGCGGCTATCAATCGTGCAGCAGCCGCTATTTCATAGTCGCTCGCGGTGTCGTTGTCGCAATCAAGCATGCAAATGCGCGTGCCGTTGCTAATGATGTCAAGATTTTGTAGCGCAAGGCTACCGTCGATTGTCCAAGTCATATTGCGGGTTCCTTTATTTGTGCCTGTAGCGCCAAGATTAACGCCTCATATTTTTCGGCTGTGTTGTAGTGCATTTGCGCGCTGATCTCGCGGCATCTTTCATCCGCGTATACTGCCATAATACGTTGATTAGTCCGCGCCTCATCCATAGCTTTGATTAGATCGTGCAGTTGCAATTCTGTTAGGTTTACCGTTACCATTTCAATTCCCCTTCAGCATTGATTTTAATTCGGCTTTGATTGCGCGGGCGGTATCGCCCTTCCATGATGTCGCATTGGATAGGAAGTAACGCACAATATCAGATGCATTGTCGTAATAGTATTTGTCCGCGATAGTCTGCAAGCTATGCATAGCCTCTAGATAAGGGACCGCACCAAAGTTTGGCTTGATCCAGTCGCGGCTAATATCGCGGGCAATAATGTTTAGTGTACGGTTCATAATATCTCTTCCCTTTATTGGCACTAGCGCCAGCCTCGGCGCGGATTGCTCCGCGCTCTGGTGGTGGTAGTTAACGCCCATGCTCAAGCCCTATGTGATAGCCGCATTTTTTAACGTCTATGCCGCGATACAACATGCCGCGCTTGAGAAAATCAAAGCGCCATTTAGCTTGCCCTTGCCTGAGCTTAGGCCAAGCAATCTTTTGACCGTCCGCTAATATAGCCCAAGCCGTCCAATTCTTTTCCATGTTAGTTTACTCCCATTGCAACGGCACTGGCCTTGCGCTTGCTTGTCCCATGCGCAGGGAATCCGATTATCGATAGACGGTCGATCTTTGCGCATAAGCCGCATGTTGTGCAATTGACGTTATCAGATAGTACCGCCGGGCAGATTGCTACCTTGCGTCCGCTAGGCGTTACTGTTGCCGTCAATTGCTCGCTAGGCAACACAACAACAACCGGGCCGATCTCTAAATCCGCCAGCGTATCGGCCTCTGCTAAGTTATCCGCCGATAGGTTAACGGCAAAGCCCTTAGAATTGGCATAAGCGACACTATGCGCGTTGGCTTCATGTTGTGCGTCAAGATTAACAGACACCGGCTTGTGCGTATAAGTGAAGCCGCGCTTGCCTCTGTTAGCGGCTATCAATTGGTGCAATGCCGTTGCGTCTATTGCATCGCCAGTACCGGGCAAGTCACCCGCTTGATTGTGCCGCCACAATGTGCCCTTAGGTAGCTTGGCAATCTCTGCCATTGCGCTATCCCATGCTATGCCAGCCTTGCGCTCTGTTACCTTGCGCCATAGCAAAGCAAGCGGCCCGCTATCGGCAAAGCAACCGTTGTGTTTAAGCGGGCAAGATTCCGCGCAAGATTCCTCTGACGTTGTTGTGACTGGCATAGGGCCGGTCTTAGAATTGCGGCTAGTCCGCGTGAATTGTATCTGGTGCATTGTCTCTATCCCTTTCAATCAATCAAAGTGCATTAAGGCGGGCTTGTGCCGCTTCTTCTCTTTCCGCCCAAGTCTTAAGGCGAAGCAATTTGGCTATCAATCTATCGCGTTCATAATGGGCGGTAGTGTCGGCATATGATTCGCCAGACAATATGTCGGCAAGATAGACCGCTTCTGTTTGTGTTAGATATTCCATGTTACTTCCCTTCTCTATCGTTACGGTTGAACAATGTTGCACCGGCTAGCATGCCTAGTATCCACAAAAGAACAAACATGTTGAACGGTATATAATGCGATAAATCAAACGCCATTTGGCCAGTCCCTTTCGTTGTTACCGTTTCGCCAATAGGCACAGCATGCCGGATAGTATACAAGAGATGCAACCGATATGGTTCTATTAATACAACCATTATGGTTCCTTTATCTAATCACATTATAATGTGCGAGCCTTGCCCCTATATATAATAATGTAGGAACAGCATGCCGCTTTGTAGTGGTGGATAGAGACCGCCGCGCTTCGCTTTTCGCGTGCCTCCGACGCCATTTGGTCGCTCACTAATACACTGTTACAGTCTGTAAACCGCAGCAATGCTAGGCTTTTTACGTATAGGGGGGCGTATGGCATTCGATTTATACCCCCCCCGCCCCTGCCTTGCGCGGGGGGCGTGTACGTATACCTAATCAGACATCGAAGTGTGGCCCCTCCCCCCTACCCCCTATGTTTTTCACCCCCCAGCCAAAAAAATTGTATAATTTTGCCCTTGCCAAGTTGTAACATTAGAGTGTAACAGCGATGAACAACCAAAAAGAGGAGAAATACGTTGGCTGTTTATGGATACACTCGCGTCTCGACTGAAGACCAGATCGAGAACACATCGCTCGATGACCAAGCCCGCCAAATCCAAGGCATCGTGCTCACACACAACTTGGAACTGGACCATATCTACGAAGAACGAGGCGTCTCTGGCGGTGTTCCGCTGCTACGCCGAGAAGAAGGCTGCAAGCTGGCGTTCCTTCGGCCAGGCGATACTGTTATAGTATCGAAGCTAGACCGTATGTTCAGGGACGCACGGGACGCACTAAACGTGATTGCCGACTGGGAGACGGCGAACATTAATCTCATCATCAATGGCTATGGCAACGTCATGGACAAGGCCAACCCGAACGGACGTTTCATGCTAGAGATCATGGCCGTCTTCTCAGGTGAAGAGCGCCGCCGTATCAGAGAACGTGTCACCGCCGGTAAGAGAGCGAAGAGTTCGCAGGGCGGATATGTCGGCGGCAAAGTGCCATTTGGTTTTAAGAAGACAGGCGTAGGCCGCAAGGCCAAGCTGCACCCAGAGCCAAACGCGCAGGACGCGCTAATCACAATGAAAGCCGCACGCATTAAAGGCCATAGCTACCGCGATATTGCTATTATCGTAGCAAAGCGTCATGGTATCACGGTCAGCCATCAAACAATCGCACGAGTAATCAGGGGAGATAAAAATGCAGAAGTCTGAACCGAACTTCTTTCTGGAGTTTTTGAAGAAGTATCGTGATGACCCTGTTGGGTTCGTGCGCGATATTCTAAGAACCAAGCCAGACCCCTGGCAAGTCGAGTTTCTCAAAGCGATTAGTTCAGGCAACCGTCGTATCTCTGTGAGGTCAGGCCACGGTGTAGGTAAGTCTACAGCCGCAAGCTGGGCCATGCTGCATTACTTCCTGACGCGGTATCCCGTGAAGGTTGTCGTCACTGCGCCGACATCTGCACAGTTGTTCGATGCGATGTTCGCGGAACTGAAGCGATGGGTGAATGAACTGCCTGAAGTGCTGAAGGTTCTGATCGAGGTGAAGGCCGACCGTATCGAACTGAAGGCGGCGTCGAGTGAAGCGTTTATCTCCGCCAGAACGAGCCGCGCAGAAACGCCGGAAGCGTTGCAGGGTATCCACGCCGACAACGTGCTGCTCGTTGCCGACGAAGCGTCCGGTATTCCAGAGAGTGTGTATGAGGCTGCGTCCGGCTCTATGTCCGGCCACAACGCGACGACGCTTCTTCTGGGCAACCCTACCCGAAACAGCGGATTGTTTTACGATACGCACAACCGACTGAAGGGTGAATGGAAAACCTTCCACGTTAGTTGCCTTGATAGTCCCCGCGTATCCGATGCGTTTGTGAAAGAGATGCAGCTACGGTACGGCGAGGATAGTCCCGCCTACCATGTGCGCGTTCTTGGTAACTTCCCGCCGCGTGAAGAAGATACGGTTATTCCTGTCGAGTTGATTGACAGCGCCATGAACCGCGAGATCAAGATCGCCAAGCAGACGCGAAGTGTGTGGGGCCTGGACGTTGCGCGTATGGGTTCCGATGCTTCAGCCTTAGCCAAGAGACGTGGCCCAGTTGTCGAAGAGATACAGACTTGGAAAGGTCTGGACCTTATGCAACTAACCGGCGCGGTCGTGGCGGAGTTTGAGGCTCTTACGCCGTCCGAGCAACCAGTCGAGATATTGGTTGATAGTATCGGGCTGGGAGCCGGTGTGCTTGACCGTCTGCGCGAACTGGGTCTGCCAGCGCGTGGGATCAACGTCGCGGAAAGCCCCGCGATGAAAGGGACTTACGCCAACCTACGCGCCGAATTGTGGTTCAAGTGCAAAGGATGGCTGGCAAACCGCGATGTTAAGATACCGAAGGATGAACAGTTGTTCGCCGAGTTGGCGTCACCGCGCTACACCTTTACCTCTTCTGGCAAGATGCAAGTAGAGAGTAAGGAG